TATTCTTCCACTATAAGGTGTTCCTCGTGAAATATGAGCACGATCATGAGTTTCACCCTTTTTACTTATTTGAAATTGTCCTCCTTTGACTAAACCAAATTGATCATAACCAAATGCATACGCCGGTATATCGCAAAACCATACGTCCTTTGTGCCATTTCTTCCGATAACACCATCCACTACTATATAATCAGGCGATTCGAATAATTTAGGATAAAGTTCTTCCTCTTTTCCTTCTTCAGTTGCCATGGCCATTTGCCATTGACGTTTTTCTTGATATTTAGGATTCTTCGATCCATAACCCATAGGAACTTCTTTTTTACCTGCGCCCGGCGGAATTAAATGTTTTATCGCTAATTCTTCTTTAGATCTTCTGAAAGGTTTTGTATAATCATCAATCGAAATGTATTTTATGTCATCCTCATGAGGATACCATGATCCCCAACCATTTTTATTATTAATTTCTTTCTCATATTGACTATTTACAGGAATTTCTATTTTCCAACTGGAATCAAATTTTATATCAGTTTTTTCTTCCAAATCATGCAAAAATTTAAATAATTCTTTTGCGTTTTCTGGAAACATCCAAAATGTAATAATTTTATATTTTCTAAAAATACGTCCCGAACAAGGCCCTCTAAAAATAGGAAAATCATTATGATATACATCTCCATAGCCCATAAACAATTCAGTTTTTTCAGTATTATAACCAAATGTTATAACATCATTAATGTCCGTATTCAGTGTAACAATATTGGGCATACCTCCTGTAAATTGACCAACATAAATAGCATTAGGATTTTCAAATAATTTAGGATAAAGATCTTCTTCTTTACTTTCATCGGTTACACTTGCCATTTGCCATTGACGTTTAGATTGATATGCTGGATTTTTTGAACCATAACCAAAAGGAACTTCATGCTTATGTTTCGTATCTAAATGCTGAATATTCATTTCTTCTTTAGAACGTGATACACTTCCAATATAATTTTTAAGAAGAATGTTTTTAGTACCCTTAGGCCCAACAACTTCAATATACCAATCATCATTTTTAAAGTCTAGCACTCGGAAATAATCATCTAAATCTTTAATTATTTTTTGTAAACTTACTTTATTTTTCGGAAAGTCCCAAAAAGAAATCAATTTTTCTTTTGTCCAAATTCTGCCCGAGTATTTTAAGTCATGTCGTGATGCAGTAAAATAATCATCTTCAGTAGTTGTTGCTACAATATCATCATGAGTCTCAGACTCTTCACCAATATATAGTTTATCATTATAATATCCGAATGGATATGCTCCAACATCTTGATAACCTACAGTTTCATTATTATTTTGAGGATTTACTGCTTCATCAGGACTTTCAAATAATTTAGGATAAAGTTTTTCTTCTTTACTTTCATCGGTTACACTTGCCATCTGCCATTGACGTTTAGATTGATATGCAGGATTTTTTGAACCATAACCAAATGGTACCTCGTGTTTTTTACTTGTATCTAAATGCTGTAGATATTCTGCTGTTGGAGGATTTTTTGAATGAGTTGTTCCATATTTTTTAATATACTCTTCAATGGTAATATATTCCGAGCGTAAAAATCCATAATCCCTATTATAAGTTCTTTTTTGACCTCTCGGTGCATCCGGATATGTTTCTATTTTCCATTCGTTATTTAATAATTTTTTACCTAACTTTTTTTCTAATTTTAAAATAATAAAGTGTAATTCATCACCTGTTGGGTATTCCCAAAAACTTATTATTTTAGGTGTAAAAAATAATCGCCCAGGATAAATAATTTTATTTTTTGAATCTTTATACGTATACGGATCTGTTTTTGTATTTTGTCCATGCATAGTTTTTAATTTTCCAATGACTACATCAATAAGTTTTTTTGTTTCCTTATTCATTATAACTGAAAATGGCCGAGTGCCTTCACTACGAAAAAAATAAGTTTTTCCGGCAAAGTGTACACCATCTGGTGATTCGAATAATTTTTTTGTTGATATGTATTTCATTTAAAATTATCTTTATTTTACGTTAGCATGATGAACCAATCTGCTGGGCTATCCGTTTTAATCTTTTCTTTAAGTTCTTTTAATTCTTCTTGACCCTCAGCTTTTATATCTGCATAGTTTATTTGTACACCTCCTATAAGAGTATAATTAAACGTTCCTAATATTTTTGCTAATTGTATTTTTCCACGAGCAACAACCCATTTTAAGAAAACGGGATCTTCATATAAATCTTCTTCGGGAATCTGATTTAATGTTGTGACCCAAAGTGATTCAACCGGATCTCTACCAGTAATTATCAATCTTTTTGTATTAATACTAAAATGGTGATTTATATCTTTTAAGTTAAATTGTTTTGCCAAATCCCAAAAACTCCACTGAATTGTTCTATATGTTATTTGATCTGATGATAAAGGAGTCAAATAAAGGTCTGCAGCCATTAATCTATCAAAACTCATATCTGGATCATGAATACCAAAAACTCTTTGTCCTGAACCCATTTCATAAACAACTTTAACTGCCATAACACAGGATGGTAATTGAAAAGTTCTTGTATCATGCCATTCTTGTGTATTAAAATAACTTTTATCAAGCACATACCAACCATCTTGTACTGCATCGCGGTATTCACGATACATAACTTTACTTTCTAAATCAATTAAACGTGATATTTCTATTGATGGTAAAGAAAATGGTATACTACAACTGGCAGTGATTTCCCCATTAACCTGAGATATAAGTTCTTGTTTGGTCATTTTTATAATACAATTATTTCATCATAAGGTAATCCTAATTTTTCAGCAGCCTTTTTAATAATCTGATCTTCAAGACTCCCTATATTCATTGATATATTTTTCCTGTGAATCAAATGCAGCTTCTTTGATTTCGAAATGTTCCAATATTTCTTTATTAAAAAATTCCTGCCCATATTTTTTAATTGCGCGTTTTATATAAGTTCCACTTCCTAAATAATTATCATTCAATTCATCAGTAGAATGATCTCCAATATATTGCTTTCCATTGGCTTTATTAGTAATAACATATACAAAGTTGAATTTCTTTTCCATTATTTTAAATATGTTTTTCTATCGTATTTATTTTGAAAGCTAAGATTATCATTATCAGATGTTCTCATACTCTTAATATACGAGTAGTCTCGTATCTCATCTACTTGCACTGCATTAGATATTTTTGGTAATGACATTTCTGTAACAATTATTGTACTTGATTCGTCAACTTCTAAATCTTTTCCAGGTGTCGCAAATTTAATAACACTTCTAGTTACATTACAATTAACAATTTCTTCATTATTGATAACGTAACAATCTGAAAGTTCATTTTCTTTATTTACACTTGCTCCACCTAAAAATGATTCGCTAATTTTATTACTACTTATTATCTTAGAATTATAAAGTCGCGCTTTTGATATGTTACAACCTACAAATGCACAATTTTCAAATACTCCAGTTAAATCACATTTAACTAAATCCATATCATGTACAGTTGTTCCGCCGACTCTTCCTTTTCGTAATTGGAATCTGGCGATTTGTGTATCGTAATTAAATGCCCCTTCTTTTAATCCTCCATTAATGATCATTTCGAATAAAGGTCCTCTCAATATATTCCAATAAGTTTTGAGGATTTGTTTTGAGGTTTTTAAATCAACATATACTTTTAAATTTTGGAATTCGTTTAAAAATACTTCAGGATCGTAAAATGCCATTTGAATCTTGTCAAAATTTTCAGTGATACGCTTTATCTCGTATTGTTCAAAAGCGTTAAGATCTTTTTCATTAAGACTTTGATACGCTTTAATAATGAAATACTCTAAAATCTCTTTTATCTCTATAGATTTGGTCGCATAATTTTTTCCACCAATATAATTACATTCAAGGATTCCTTGTGTATAGTTCGTAAAGTCAATCCCGTAAAACTCTGCGTGTGGTGTTGTTAAGATGTAGTTAATGTTTCGTTCTATCTCAGACTCATTAATGTAATTTGAGATTGGTGCAAATGATTTTATTGATAACGCATAAGGCGATCCTTTTTGTTCTGGAAAACGCTGATATACAAAGTTCTCATCGAATTTCAACACTAAACGAGTTGGGTTCATCATAGAAACACTAGAAAGAGTCTCAAGATGACTATGATTGAAAGATAAAGATACCTTTAATTGTGTATCATAAGTGGTTTCGCAACTTTCAGATATCCATTTAGTGACCTCGTCGATTATTGGGATCACTGAGTGATAGTTCTGGGGAGCGAGATGAAAGCGATAACGTGAGCGCTTAGCATCATACTCTTTTAAGAGAATTGCATTCTCATATGTTGGGCGAAAAGTTGTTTCGTTTGTAAGGATCACATTTTTTCCAATTAAACGAGACAAGTCAGACACGATGAAGTTTGACTCTTTCGTACTGTAGAACTCGAATATGAAGCCAAGATCGCAAAAATTTAGGACCTCGAGAACTGAATAATGGCGTGGTTGTCTCATAATTATGAATTATTTACTATGATCACCTATATACTGTTTTCCATTTACTAAATTGGTAGTAATATAAACAAAATTAAATTTCTTTTCGATCATTATTTTTATTTATATATTCACGATCAGGAAGACGAAATATTATTCTATCATCTTTATATTGATCAAAATAAACATTTATTTTATCTCCATTAATAAAATTATTTACCATTATTTTGTCGCGTTTAAAATTATTTATGGGAATTAACCCATTTATATCTTCAACTGATACAATAACACCAAACCCTAATACCGCAGCAACTGTTGATACTAATATTTTATCTTTAGAATTGAAAATAAAACTCTGAATCTTATTTAATTTTTCTTCGGGGCTTTCTTTCGTAAGAATTATTCTGTTATCTTTTGTAATTTCAGAAATATAAAAATCAATCGTATCACCAGATTTTATATCTTTTTGATTAAATTCTATCTTTGTTTGTGAATCCATTTTAGATGTATGTAATAAACCAGTAAAAAACTCATTAAATTCTATGAATATTCCATAAGTAGAACACCCAGTTATAACACCGGTGTGTTTTTTCATTAAATCTAATTCTTGAGTTTTAATTGGAAGTATATAAGCTAAATATTTTTTATGTGAAACAATAAATGAATTCATTTCTTTTAAAAAATCTTCAACCATTACAATTATTTCTTTTCCTATATACGATTGAAAATCTACAATTTTATTCGGAGCTGCAAGAGAACCTGGCATAAATGCTTCAATACCCTGAACTTCAACAAAAAATCCTCCTTTATTAGCTTGTAAAATTTTAGCTGTGTATGCTTTATTTGGATTTTGAATCTGTTCCATGAATTCATCTCGTACTGTTTTAAGGTGTCCTTGCCACAACGATACTTTTACTGAAGGAAATGCTTCTATAATATATGCATATAATCCTTTATCGAGTAATTTTTTAATAATTTCTTTAGTATGAATCGCTGCAATAAATTCTTTATAAGTATTATAACCAAACACTTGTACAAATTTTTTCTCTCTAGCCAAATCAATTGTAACGGTAAGCCCGCCCAATAATTCAATATCAATAAATTGCTCTTTTACATTAAATATATCTGTAATGCGAACAACGTCATCTTTTTTCAAATCTTTTTTGATAAGTTCTGAATCTGTGCTATTATAAAGATAAAAAAGTTCTTGAGCATAGGATTCTCGAGAAAAAATCCTGTTTTTAGTAGTACATCCATTTATTTTTCTATTCGGGGTTAATTTTGAAGTTCCATTGTAACCATCATCATACATTTCCCAGTTAAAATTTTCTTGTGAATTTGATTCCATTTTTATTTTAGATTAAAGTGAATATTAATGTTTTATATGTTATATATTTTAAATTAAATTAAAAGATATATATAAAAACATAAAATATATGAATTTAAAGAAAATTTCTTTGACTACATTAATGCCCGAATTCCCCGCTATTTATGAATATAATAATAATATAATAGAAAATTATTTAGATGTTATATATAATGAAGAAACGGGTGTAGTTATTGTCCCAGTAAATACCTCAGGGCGAATTAAAGGTGCTACAGGAGAATTTGTTACAACTATAACAGATAATCTTATAGTTAAAAGCCAATATACTAATTTATATGATAATATTACTACAGCAGATTATAGTTGGTATACAGCTTACATTGGTGCTGATACAGTTTTAAGAGATCCATCAACATGGGAAAATGCATATTTTAAATATATTGATGTTAATAAACCATACTATAAAGTTAATAATAATGATCCTATTTTAAATGGAAATATAGCTCTTAAATCAGAAACAGTTTCACAAATAGTAGAACTTATATTTAATGGAACATCTCCAACAAATCCGTTTATTATATTATTAGATCCAAATTCTGGACTTACTTATGATATAGCAGCAGTAGATTCATCATATCAATGGTTATCTTTAATATGTATTGGTTATAATGCATCGATAGGTTCAACGTGGACTCCTTATCATTATGGAAGAGATTCTAGTGTTTCTGGCGGTGGGGGCGGAGGTGGTTCATATGTTTTACCTATAGCTACTATTTCAACATTAGGAGGAGTAAGAAGAGGTTCAGATATTTCAATAAATGCATTTGGAACTATAAGTGTTGTACCTAGAACATTTTTACGTGAAGCTAGTATAGGATCTGGTTTTACGTGGGTTGCAGGAATTATAAATGTTGATACGTATACAACAGATTCTAGTTTAGACACTTTAAGATTAAGACACAATGCGACAGAAGCAAGTTTAGGTTCTTTAACAAGAGTTGTGTTCGATGCTTCGCTTGTAACTATAACAACAAGGCTTAACACAACAGATTCAAGTTTAGACACACTAAGATTAAGACACAATGTTACTGAAGTTAGTTTAGGCTCTTTAACAAGAACTGTGTTTGATGCTTCAATCTCAACTTTAACAACTCGACTCAACACAACAGATTCAAGCTTAAGCTCTTTAACAAGAGTTATGTTTGATGCTTCAATCTCAATTTTAACAACTCGACTTAACACAACAGATTCAAGTTTAGACACTTTAAGATTAAGACACAATGCGACAGAAGCTAGTTTAGGTTCTTTAACAAGAGTTGTGTTCGATGCTAGTTTAGTGACTATAACAACAAGGCTTAACACAACAGATTCAAGTTTAGACACACTAAGATTAAGACACAATGTTACAGAAGTTAGTTTAGGTTCTTTAACAAGGACTGTGTTTGATGCTTCAATCTCAACTTTAACAACTCGACTTAACACAACAGATTCTAGTTTAAATACTTTAAGATTAAGATACAATGCAACTGAAGCTAGTTTAGGTTCTTTAACAAGAGTTGTGTTCGATGCTTCAACTGTAACAATTTGGAATAAATTTGTCAATGTTGATACTTCCTTACTTAATTTAGGAACTAAAAATGCAAATCAAGATACTTCACTAAATTCAATATGGACTAAATTAGATGCTTGTCTTGGAAGCGGTACAGGAGATGTTACAAAAGCTTATGTAGATGGATCTTTAGCAAGATATGTTAAAAATGCATCAATGGGTACTGATAGTTTTGCCATTATAGGTGGATATTGGGAAGTTAGTACAGGCATAACGAATAGAATAACAGCTATTGAAGCTTCTTTAAATAATTCTACAACTCTTGCTGCAGCTTTAACTCCTGATACTTCAACATCATTACAAATTAGATTTGATAAAATACAAGGTTATGTTTACGGAACAAGATTAGTTCCATTAACTGGAAACTTTACAATGAGTGCTAGTGATGCTATTGTAGGATGCACAAATCTTATTATAAGCGCATCAACAAATACTGTTACATTTCCTACAACATTTAAGAAAATTGGAGGGACTTATGTTACAAATGCGATAACCGCAGATTCAAGTAGAAACTGGATTTATGTCCAATATGTTGATGCAAGTACTCAACTTTATAATATAGCAAAAATAGTATAATTATGTTAAACAAAGCAATGTTTTGGAGTTTATCAACTGAAACAACTTCAACTTCAACACCAACTCAATTAGTTAGTTTATCTAATTTAATTTCTTTCTTTAAGATGGATGGTTCTTTAGGAAGAGCTCAAGATATATTTGGTGCTCATGATGGATCTTTAGTTGCAGTAGTTCAAAATAGTGCTGGAAAAATAGGTACTTCTTTCTCATTTAATGGAACTAGTTCTGGTGTAGATTGTAGTACAAGTGGTGGAGCTTTTGATTTTGGAACATCAACAGACTTTTCTCTTTGTGCTTGGACTAAAACTACCGTTGCTGCAGAACAAATGGTTATATCAAAATTTTATACTGGAGTTGTTCCTGCATTTATATTAGAAGTAGAAGGTTCTACTGCATATGCAGTAATAAGAGATGGTACTGGAAGTGGAACTGCTGAAGCAGTTGTAGTACAATCTCCTCTTACAGGATTTATAAATGTTTGTGATAATAATTGGCATTATTTAGTTGCTACTTTTGATAGAGATGCTTCTTTAACTTTATACGTAGATGCTAGAAAAGCAGGTGATGCTAGTATATTTGGAGTAACAGGTACTATAAATAATGGTAGAGCATTAATGATAGGAAGAAGAGATTTTGTTACTACTCCATTTTATTTTAATGGAAATATTGATGAAGTAGCTATTTGGAGTAGAGTATTAACTCAATTAGATGTTTCAGCTTTATATAATAATGGTTATGGTTTATCTTATCCATTTACATCTGAAAGTTCTGTAGGCACATAAAAATATAAAAATATAAATAATGCATTATTTAACATTCAATGGAAAGTATATAATTTTAAACGGTGGTTTTTTAAATGATGGTGCAATTACTACAGTAACACCAATACCACCAATACCTCCGACAGCGACTACATTTCCTTTAACTTTAAGTGGAAATCATTTAGTTGATGCCTCCGGAACTCCTTTCTTAATAATTGGAGATTCTCCTTGGTCACTTATTGTTGGTCCTAAAGAATCAAGTATTGCATTTTATATAGATAATAGAGCTGCTAAAGGTATTAATGCATTTATATTAAATGCTATAGAATCGTATTATAATGGCCCTGCAGATGCATCGGGTTATTTACCATTTCAAAATATGACAACACCTTTTATTAATCCTTCAGAAAATTATTGGAGAAATGTTGATTTTACTATAAATTATTGTGCATCTAAAGGTATTGCTGCATTTTTAAATCCTGCATATTTAGGATATGATGATGGAGGAAATAGACCCGAAGGATGGTGGTCAGATGTGAGTAATGCATCTTTGACCACAATGTCTGATTATGGAAAATTCTTAGGAAACAGATATAAAAATACAAATAATATAATATGGGTTATTGGTGGTGATAGTTCTGCTGGAAAAACACAAGCTAAAATAAATGCAATGGTTGCAAGTATTGAAGCATCATCAGGAAAAGCTGAATTATTTACAGCACACGATGCTAGATATGTCTCGTCTTATACTAATTATGATGAATCTTGGCTTGATTTTCAAACAGCTTATTCAGGCAATAGGTATACAGCAAGAGATTGTTCTTATAATATGAGAAGAGGAGAGCCTTATGTTTATTATGAAGGTCATTATGAAGGATATGATGTAGGAACGGTACCGATGATGTTAAGATGGCAAATGTATACTCCTATACTTATGGGGGCAATGGGAACTTTTTATGGAGATTCATCAATATTTGCCTTTGAATCTCCTTATGGAGGATCGTGGACAACTGCTTTAGAACATCAAGGAGCATTAGATTTAGAAAGATATGGAAAATTATTTAATTCTAGACCGTGGTATAATTTAGTGCCCGATATAAGTAATTTAGTTTTAACTAAAGGTGTAGGATCACCTGATACTTCAGCATATGCATCGTGTGCTATAACAACTGATGGAGGTTGTGCTATAGCTTATACACCATTTAAAAAGGATTTAAGCATAAATATGTCAAAAATAATTGGTACTGGAGTTCACGTTTGGTGGTATAATCCAGCAACAGGAAATTCATCTGATTATGGAACATATGCAAATGCAACAACTATTAATTTAAGTCCTCCTTCATTAGGAGACTGGGTTTTAGTTTTAGATAATAGTGCTCTTAATTTAAGCGCACCGGGTATACCTTATGTTCCACCTGTTCCAGAGCCATCAACTTATAGTTATTCTTCACAACCTATACTAAGTCACGATCAGTATTATGTTACTTATGATGGTGCTTTAGATAATGATTTAGTAGGAACTTGGAATCCTTGGTTTCCTACTCAAGATACTTGTACGGGAACATTTTCTTATGATATTATAAATAATGTAAATAACATATATTCAATAAATAATACATCAGGATTATTAAGTATAGGTTCAAGTACTAATTTAACTACTGGAACTGATCAAGTAACTATTAGAACTACATTAGGTTCAATAACTCAAGATTGTTCAGCTTTTATTAAAGTTATGCCTATAGGTAATTGTTACTTTATTGATCCAAGTGTTGGTTCTTCGGGAACTGGAACAAGAATAAGTCCTTATAAAGCTTGGAGTGATTCATATACACATGCAGTAGGTAAAGCATATTTCTTAAAAAGAGGTAGTATTACTACAACAAAGTTAGAAGCATCTACTAATGGAACTTTAGGAAACGAAGTTATTTATGGTTCTTATGGTCCTGAAAACGGTGGAACTAAAGCTTTTATTCAAAGACCTGGTTTAGTTGGTATATATTTATATGGCAATTATAATCAATTTTATGATTTATATTTTAATAAATGTGGTTGGGCTATAATACAAGAATATACTTCGGCAGGTTATAAAAGAACTAATAATTTATTTAGTCATTTATATGCTTATCAAACTGGATTAATAAATGGTGCAATATTTTTTCAGCAACAAATGCCAGGTCTTCAACAATCTATAGATTTTCAAGCACATCATAAAGTTTATGATTATCAAGTTACCGAAGCAAGTGGTTATGGTATGAAAATTGAAATGGGTGATATTGGAATAGAAAATATGAGAACTTGGAAAAATGGATGTCCTACAAACGAGGGACATGGGATCTCATTAGCAACACTTGCAAATCACGTAGTCATAAAAGGTCTTTCTTCATATGCAAATACTTATCTAGGTATGGAAATGTCTGGTTCATATCACGATTTATCTTATTCATATATTGATGGTTCTGGAGTAGGTGCAGTTAGTGCTATTAATTTAGATGATCCTACAACTCATGATTGTTCAATAAGACATTGTGTAATTAAAGGAACTAATTTACTTGGTTCACAAAAATATGCAGCAATAAGATTTAGAACCGGCGCTCAAGATACATCTACTGGAGAACTTTTAACTCCAATAGATTCAAGAAAGAAATATACTATTGAAAATTGTAATATTTCTTATGCTCCTGGTAATAAAGGTACAGCTATAGGTATTTATAATTATACACAACAAGTTTTATTAAGAAATAATATAATACACGATTGTTCATATGGTATTTATATGTTAAGTTGGGAAAGTGGAATAAAAGATGTGTCTATCTATAATAATATATTTCATAGTAATAATTCAGATATTTATACACTTTATGGTTCATCTAATCTTAATGTATATAACAATACAGCAACTAGTGTATTTGACTTCACAGATTCAGCAACTGAAACTGTTAAAAATAATGTTTATGGTTCTTGGGTTGGTGCTGTTAGTTCTTCATCTAATAATTTAGATATCGATACAATAAATCAAACAGATTATTTTGTAGATCCTACAAATCATAATTATCATTTAAAAAGTAGTGCAACAAATCTTATAGGAATGGGTATTAATGTTGGAATTTTAACTGATCATGATGGTAGCACATACACAAATCCTCCATCTATTGGAGCTTATGAATATTTTTTAGAACCCTCAACTTATAGTTATTCTTCACTCATGTCAGTATTAAGTGTAGATTTAAAATATTGCATTCCTGAAAATGTAAGTACTGGTGATTATGTTGGATATTGGAAAAATAGCAGAAGTTGGGTAGCAGAAGGAAGCATCAGATATGCTATAGAAACTGATCCACTTAGCGCACTTGCTATTGACACATCATCTGGATTAATGACAATATCTGATTATACTAAAATTCAAGGACAAATAGCTACACAAGATTATCTTTGGGATGTCAGTATAAGAACAACAGATTATGGATTCAACCCACCTTATTACACAATAAGTAAAGCTGAAATAAGAATAAAAGAAAATTCATATTGCAAATTCTATGATCCATCTTTTGGTGGAACATCTTTAGGTACTAAAGTTGCTCCTTATAAAACAATGAATGCTGTAGCATATGAAGCAGGATATGGATATTTTGTTAAAAGAGATAGACAATTTACAGATATAAATACTGTAGCAATAGGTGGACTACATGCAAGTGAAACAAATCCTACAGTATTTAGTGCTTATGGTTCGGGTTATAGACCTATATTCTGTGGACCTGGTGGTGGAGTTGGTTTTTATCTTGGAACAGGAGAAACTTCTGAACCTGAAGAATATGTTTATCTTTATGAATATGAGATAAAAAGCTATGAAAATATGGCAATTAAATCTTTTATGTATACTACACATATAGGTATGTATAACCTTTATATTCATAGGAATAATTTAGGTGATATTGAAAGTCAATGTTCAATGAGCACACAATCATATGAAGATTTATCATATCATGCACCTCTTGAAGTTTTAAACTGTGATTTTTCTGAGGCACAAATAGGTACTATTCTTACTCATAGTCATATGAAAATAGGAATGAATCCAATTACTATAAAAAGCTGTAGTTTTTATGATAATACTCCTATTTCACAAGTAAGATTAGCTGATGGTTCTCTTGGTGGTGTAGTTGAAGATTGCCTCTTTATTATGGATGCCTCTGAATATGATAATAATTCATGTACACATATTCAATTAAGAATGAACAATGTTGTAATTGAAAGAAATAGATTTTCTGGTTCTACAACTGCAATATTTGTAACTTGTCCGGGCTGGGTAATAGGTGAAGATTGGATTTATCTAATGCAACCTTGTGATTTTACAATTAAAAATAATTATTTTGATCAAGCTAGAGAATACGCAATTAATATTGCGACTAATGGTGCATTATTTAGAACATCTAAGAATGTATTAATTGAAAATAATATTATAACAAATTGTAATAATTATGGTATTAAAGCTTCTAAAGCTAATAATGTTATTATAAGATATAATAATATAAGTGGATTTCCTGTTGCTTCAGTAGCAGGTTATAGTAGTACTGGAATATTAGAACCAGCTGTTTATGGTTTAAATGATGCAAGTATTTATTATAATGTTATTTATGGATTTAAAAATGGTATTGATGTAGCTGTATCTTCTGGTATAGGAATTTATAATAATACAGTTGATGGTTCTATAATTTTAACTGGAGCAACTAATGCAGTTGCAAGGAATAACTTCTTTCTTAGAAAACTTACAAATGCAGATACATCTTCAAATAATATTAATATTGCCGATATTACAGTGGCTGATTATTTTACTGATTATGCAAATCATGATTATCATTTAAAAAGTACAGCAACAAATGCTTTAGATGCAGGATACGATATGGGATATATTAGAGATTTAGATGATGTTTCTGTTAATAATCCTCCAGATATCGGAGCTTATGAATATTTTTTTTTGAATGATTTAAATATATTATTTGCGGATGATCTTAGTACTTGGATAGTTGGTGAACCATCTATAGGAGGGGTATTTGAAAGATGGCCTCTAACCAGACAAAATTGGAATTCTGGAAGTATAGCAAATAGTATAGTTCAAGTTAATGAAAGTAATGTTGGAAAAGCATTTGAATCTACTGTTGCAACAGGAGAATGTACAGGATTAGGTAATAATTGTTATCAAATGCAAATATGTTTAGGGCAACGTTATCCAGAAGTTTGGGTAGATTGGAGTATGTGGGCAGATCCTGGTTATGATGGAGATGGTGCAACAGCGGGTGGTGCTGGTGCAGGAAAAATGCCGGCAGGGTTTATGGGTGGATTAGATCATTTATTTGGCGGCGGAGATCCTTGTACTAGATCTGGTGAAGCTGCAACTGGATGGCATACTCATCCAGTTTGGGGAAGTACTAATAATCTTATGTCTTATACTTATGATTTGCAATCAGCTGCTAGAACAGGGGCTTATATTAATAATATACCAATAGGAGGATGGGAACGTTGGACAGCAAGATGTAAAGTAAATACTCCTGGAGTTTCAAATGGTTTTATAGAATATTTTGTTAATAGTTTATATAAGTGTGGACAATATGATATTATGATGCGTTCTACAGAACAATATAATGCAGATCCATCTTATGGATATATTGAAGCAGTTTGGTTAAGTAATTTCTTTGGAGGAGGAGGTTCAACATTTGCTAGTAAAAGAAATAATACTATGAGATTTTCTAATATAGTTATTTCAGAAGTTGGAGCTCAAAATGAAAGATATAAAGATAGTTCTTCTCACACAGGAGATACTATACCATCTTTATATTATTCAGGATTTAAAAATGATATAAGTATTTTATTCAATGAAACATTTACAGCTGAATCAGGAGTAATTCAATCGCATTACAATGTAGATACTCCTCCAATGAGTTATAGAACATATACAAAAACTATAATAAGTTCAACTGCAACCATTAATTTAATATGGGACTATTATAGATATGATTTTGATTATGGAGCTAATAATAGTTGGTGCAAAGTATATAAAGGAGTAGAAAAAACTTTAGTAGCAACATATGATAGAACTAATTTAGCTAGTGGTACTGATGCTATAGATTCAAGCGTATGTATTATAGATTATTTTATAGGGAATAATGTCGGAGACTCAAAGGGATGGAAACTACATTATACTACCTTTTGAATCTAATTTTGAAGATGCTACTATATCAACAGATGAAAGTGGAGTTTCAACAATTTTAGGCCCCACATGGACTGCTTTCGAAGCAAGACCCGAAATTGGTAGTTATAATATAGTTACTGAGGCATATGATACATCTGCCGCTTATCCCGAGATAGTAACCTTTGATGGTAGCATTTCATATAATTAGCCCAGTTGGAGCAAAAGCTAGGGTACAAGGTTCTTTATCATTTAATGTAGATTATATATCTGAATATAGAAGTGTTTATAAAATATACATTGATCCATCAATTCAAGTATTGGAATCTTATGAATCAACCGAATATCTAAAGTTTGCAGAGATATGGGATGAACATGAGGATTCATGGGATGGAAATACAGCAGGTCAAGCTTATTGGAGATTTGGATTAAGGACTAATCCTCTAGTGTGGTTTTTTGATGGTTATTTAGAACAACCAGCTGCAGTACGAGATACTTTAACATTTGCTAGAATAACAAATAATACTGTTGCTATACCCTATGGGCAATGGGCAACGCTTGATTATACTTTTCACCCAGGAGAAGGAACAGCCGGTCATGTTCTAATAACAATAAATTACGGAGGAACTACTTATACAATATTTGATGCTACAGGAAATACATCTTACCCAGAGCACCCTTTACCTGTGGGGTGGTATCAACCTATGAAATTATATATGCCTGATGTACTTGCAAATGAAATAGGAGAAATGATAGTTTATTATGATGATTTCAAATTATATTTAAAATAAGAAATTTAAATAATATAGTTTCTAAATATTTGAAATTTAAAGCCATTATACGTATAATGGCTTTTTATTTTTAAAAATTTTACATTTTTTTATTTAATGATATATATTATGAACTACCCACCCACGCCAAAGACGATGGGATAGGCTTCAGGTTTCATAGAGTGTGCTTTGATATTGTTTTCATCTATTAGTAAGGTCTATTAAATTTTCCTCTTAATTCAACCCATTGATTAAATATGTTATTAAGATATATAATAAAAGTAGGACAGTCAGTTTTAAATGTTCTGATTGACTTCGTTAAAAGTCTAACCACTTTTAATATATATTATAAATAAAATAAAAATTATAAAAAATGAGTACTAGAATTACACCATTTGTGAAACGCATGCGTACGCAAGGAGGCACAATTTATACTTTTAGTTCTGCACTTGAAGATATTGGATTGAATATAAATGAAAGAAATAATGTGGTTAAAATGTCACATTATGCATTATTAAATATTCCGTCTATTGACGCTCCGAATAATTTACAACAAAATAAATTTAATGTATTAGCAATACCAGGTGCATATGAATCATATTTAACGGGTGGTAGTATAAAAAATGGAGGAATATTAGTTGCAGAAAGTTTTCAAAATTATGCACTTAATTTTGAAACTAATTTATTAGCTGATGTATCTTATAATCCTAGTTTACAAACTACTATATCTGAAAGAGTATTTTGGAAATGGTTAAAAGAAACTGGTGCTATTCGTTGGACTCCAATTGATACTTGTATAGGACTTTATTGGAAAGAAGAAACTGATACTGATACTTCAGTAGGATACAATTCAGTTGTTAAAGCTATTGGACAAATTAGCGCAGGTTCTGTACGTACTGATACATTTGGAACTTATAATGAAGTTTATGTTTTAGTTCCTACATCTTTTGGTCAAACTCCAGTATATTTTAAACAAATTGATGATGATAATTATCATCATGGATTATCTATAACAAATGGTTATGTAAATATATTAGGAAGAGAAAATTATGTTCAACCACATCCAGATGCATTAAATTATGAAGCATATTATGACTTAGCTGACTCAAGCACTATAGTAAATGGTACCGAAACAATGTATTATGATAATAGTATAGGTAGTTATAATCCTGGTTGGTGGTGGACATATGAATCTTCAACATACGGAGATTTTTCTATAACAAATGATAATAATTATTTTATTGATAGTTCAAATTATATTGATGAAGGTATTTATAATATTTCATTAAAATATACAGGAACAGCGACTATTGAATTTCAACGCTCAAAGGTTGATTGTATTTCTATTGAATATAATTTAGATAATCTTAAATCTATTTTTAATGATTCAACAATAACATTTGATTCATTGGCTACCACTCTATCTGAAGATGATTCATATGATTTTAATGCAATTCTTGTATATTATTCTGTATATAATAAAAGTTTAGATACTAATTTAGCAACTAATCTTTTAGGAATATTATTCTTAGATACTGCTAGTGGAAACACAACAGCATACCCTCTTTCTGAAATTACTTTACCCTCAATAACAAAATATCAAAGTAATACCTCAGGATTTGGCACATCATATTCATTTAGATTAAATGTTAAATCTGATTATATGTTAGATGATACTGCTGCTACTATTGTGGATGCAGCAACTTCTTCTCAACTTGTATTAGAAGATTTTTCACAAGTATTTGATAGTTTACAAAAAAGTTTATCAATTTTAAATCAACATACAGGTACAATTAATTTTATAACAGGACAATATTTAGATATTACTGCAAACCAGACTAATATAGAAAATCAGATAAATGATTTAGTATATCAAAATAATAATTTGGATATTAATATCATTGGAACTGAAAACACAATCGCGATGTTTGCTAGTGGAGATGATCCGTTGGTTGATTCATCAATTTATATGAAAAATGGAAATGTAGGATTTTTTAATAATTCTCCTACTTGGAAAATTCAAATAGATGCATCTTTAAAAACAAAAGATATTTATATTGAAAATGCAATACGAGATACAAGTGGATACATTCTTTTAGGATATGGTTCTCCATTACAAATTGGAAGTTCATTAAATGATAGATCCTTTAATCTTTATGATGGAGATGGAGGACCATATATAAGTATTAGAGATGGCTCAATGTATTTTAGAAATATTATTCTTGATGGATCGATTGTATATAGTGATGGAACACCTATAGGTGGAGGAGATGTAACTACAGTATATGTTGCTCAAGAATTAGCAAGATATTTACCATGTGCTTCATTAGGTGTAGGTTTTGCTTGGGCCGGCCCATATTTATATGTCGATGTAAGTATTGCAGGAGGAGGAGTTAGTCAAGTATACGTTGATGGTTCTTTATATCTTAGAGATGTATCAATTTTAAATGTATATAATAAAAGTAATGCAACTGAAGTAAGTTTAGGTTCTTTAACAAGAACTATATTTGATGCTTCTTTAGTTACTATAACCACAAGACTTAACACAACAGATTCTAGTTTAAATACTTTAAGATTAAGACATAATGCAACTGAAGCTAGTTTAGGCTCTTTAACAAGGACTGTATTCGATGCTTCAACTGTAACGATATGGAATAAGTTTGCTAATGTAGATACTTCATTATTAAATCTTGGATATAGAGATGTTTCAATATGGGTTAAATTCGGAAGTGTTGATACTTCATTACTTAATTTAGGAACTAAAAATGCAAATCAAGATATTTCAATTAATGCATTAGTTACAAGAGTTTTATTTGATGCTTCAACTATAACGATATGGGATAAATTTAGCTATGTTGATACTTCATTAGTTAATTTAGGAACTAAAAATGCAAATCAAGATATTTCAATTAATGCTTTAGTCACAAGAATTTTATTTGATGCTTCTTTAGTCACTATAACAACTCGACTTAACACAACAGATTCTAGTTTAAATACTTTAAGATTAAGACACAACGTTACAGAAGTTAGTTTAGGCTCTTTAACAAGAACTGTGTTTGATGCTTCACTTGTAACGATATGGAATAAGTTTGCTAATGTAGATATATCACTTAATAGTATAATTAGTGGTTCTGGAGTTACTCAAGCATATGTAGATGGTTCATTAGCTTTAAGAGATACTTCATTACTTAATTTAGGAAATAGAGATACTTCAACCTGGGTTAAGTTTGGTTCTGTTGATACTTCATTACTAAATCTTGGATATAAAGATGTTTCAATATGGGTTAAATTCGGAAGTGTTGATACTTCATTACTTAATTTAGGAACTAAAAATGCAAATCAAGATATTTCAATTAATGCTTTATGGACAGCAGGTGCAGTTAATGTACTTACTCCGGGTGCTAATAGAATCATTACAAATGATGGAACTGCAACAGGATTAAATGCACAAGCAAATTTATCATTTAATGGAACTATTCTAGATGTTTCAGGAAATATAAGATTTTCTACGGGTACTAATAGGAGTATTTATTTTGTAGATGCAGCAACAACTACCCCAAGTACTTTAAGTATATTTGGAAATTCTAATACTAATACTTCACCTGCTGGGGCTGGTGCAGCAATGACTTTTCGTTCCGGAACTGGATCTATTATAACAGTAGGAACGGGGGGTACGGGTGGTGCATTAACAGTAGCAGGAGGAACTGGTGGAAGTGCAGCTTCAGAAGAACCTGGTGTTATAGGTGGAGTAGGTGGTTTATTAACTATACAGGGTGGAAATGGTGGAGCTAATACAGGATCTGGAGCAGGTGCAGGTGGAGCAGGTGGAGAATTACTTATAACTGCAGGAACTGGTGGAACTTCTGCATCAGGAACTGTTGGTATTGGTGGATTACTTACACTTCGAGGTGGTAATTCAGGATCAGAAACTGGTGGTAATGTAAGAATTTATGGAGGTACAGGAGAGGTTTCGGGTAATGTTTATATAGCAAATAACGAATCAACAGATATTGGCAGAGTATTTTTTCCAAGCGGTTTAGTTGGTACACCTGCCATTAGTTTCAGAGCAGATACTGATACAGGATTTTATTGGGGCAGCGCTAATCAAATACGTGTTGCAACGGGAGGACTTTGGAATTTTGCTTTTGATACTTCTGTGTTTCATGCAGATGGTGATATAATTGCTTATAGCACAACAACATCTGATATAAGATTAAAAGAAAATATAATGGAATTGGAAAATCCATTAGATAAAATACTGCAATTAAATGGAATAACTTATAACACAAAAAGAACCGGTAAAAAACATATTGGATTAATTGCGCAAGATGTTGAAAAGATTATACCATTAGTAGTAGAAGAATATACCATTCCATTCGAAGAAGATGATAAGGAATTATATAAAACTATTAGATATCAAGAACTTATTCCATATTTAATAGAAAGTATAAAAATTCTAGAAAATAGAATTAAAATATTAGAAAATAAATAATTATGGCTGTAACAATAACAAAACCAATTTCTTGTGTATCAATGGGGTGTATAATATGGAACGCTGAACATTCAATTGACAATCCTTTTGGAACTGGCCAAAATATTTCATTAAGAGATTTGGGTTTAACTATTAATAGAACAACTCCATTTAAGTTTTCATATTTTAATGATGTTTCACTTTATGATCCTTTTCATAGTAATTATACTGATCACGATATAATGTTATGGGATCCTATTGATTATAGAGAACAATTTATTACTATAGATTCTTGCACATTGTGGAGCTGTAAATTTACTACCGATTTTTACACAGAAGAAGATTTTTATTTCAATTCATCAATAGGAAATTATACAGTGCCCGGTTTACCTGATCATGGATGGGGTATAGAAAAAATGAAAGGTGGTAATGGATCTTATGGAATAAAAAAATACAATAATATTGTTTTACATGATAGTAGTATATATTTACATTATGCATTTAAATGGGGTGTTGGTGATGAGGAAATTCAGTATCATGCTCAATATATTATTTCATTAAATTATAATGATGCTTCATTAAGTGTAATTCCGTCAACTCAAGCTTGGACAGCAGCGGGTGAAAAAAATTATGATGTAAGTACAAACACAGTTTGGTATTATAAAAGTCGTAATAATAATAATTTTTACTGTTCTGCAATAACAGCAACTGTATGGCAAGAACTTGGTGACCATTTACAAGATAAATATGGTGGACCGGGTACTATTACTATATCAAATGATGGTGCGCCTGGAACGTATAGTACTACATTTACTTTCGGTTATTTAATTAAAAGTTCCTATAATATATTAGATGTAGAAAATACAAGAACTTTTACTGCTAATATGACATCTTAAAAAAATATATAAAATATAATGGCAAACGTAAACTCATTCACAGAAACAGTTGATCTATTAGTATCACAAGTAAATATTGCTTTAGAAAATGTTGTTGCATTAAACGAAAGTTTAACAACACAAGAGGATACTGTAACGTTATCAGTAGAACAAATGAATTCTATTACAGGAGATGTTTCAACTGTAACTTATTCATTACCTTCATATAATAATGTGATCAATAAAGTTAACGCAGCATCACAAACGGTAGATACTTTTATAAGAGGTGAAGGCGTTGTTTTATTGAATGATGGAACTTATCGCAAAATAACAACAATTCCTGTAGCAATATCTCCGGCGCAAATAACCAATGTATCAGCACCCACAAAATTTTTAACAAGAACTAATTGGTTTTTTGAATCAATGATGCATCCTCAACTTATAGTATCATTTGATCTTAAAAACAAAATAGATGATCGTTCAGATAGAGTTACAGTTAAAAGAGTGATTTTTGATAACTTTAATGATGAAGAAACACAATGGTTTTTAGATAATATTATAGGTGTTAATAGAACTTATTACGAAACAGTTACATATTTTAATGCTCAAGGGAAAAAATATTGGGAAGATGAAGAAATTCAAGATCTTCCTCTTTCAACTGAACCCTACACAGGGTATTTTGTAATTACTGACAAAAGAACTATAAGTACTAAAGAATGGTATTATCTTGATACTATGAATTATGGAGTAACATCTGATGAACCTATTGTCAAAAATCATCAATTATCAATAGGAGATCAATTTCGTTACGGGAATTCAATTTGGAAAATTGATGATATTCAAATTAATGAAAAAAGAGTTCATGTTATTCCTATAGTAGGTATGGATCATCCAACAATTAATAATAATTTTGAAATTTATAATACGCCCTTTTCAACTAAAATATTAAATATACCAATTGGATATGATGAATGTAATATTATATTTCTAAAGGGTATTAATGATGATTTTAATATCATAGCAGATGATTGGAGTTTTGGAATAACATTTTACACAAATAATTTAGTAATAAGTGGAGGTTCAACAACACTTGAAAATTATTATAATACGTATGTAGCTGATTTTGGAAAACAGCTAGAAGGACAAACAAAAGAAAAATTTATTCCGGCATATTATGGATTAATTCCGGATCCTCCTGTATTTTCAGCTACTGATTTTGCGGTTAAACAAATTAACACACAAATGAATGCTGCTTTAGATACAGAAACTATTAAAAATACACAAACTCAAATTGAATCAACAAAAACACTTGTAAATTCTCTTAAAAGTACTATTTCTCAACAAAAGGCACAATTAGTTGAATTAACAGATGCGGGAGAAAGAGCAAACTTAAACTCAAAAATTACATCAAATGTTAATAGTTTGTCAAATAAAACAATAGAATATCAATCTTTAGTCAGATCACTTGCTACAATAGCATATGAAAACTCAGCTGTTACAGTTGACGCAAAATATAGAGTAAGAGGATTCTTTGCAATCCCAACACCAAAAGGAAACCCACCACAGCAAATTATTCAATTTGAATATGCATATCGTTATTTAAAACTTGATAACACTGGTATATCTCTTAATACGTATGAACATCCGGATCCTAGCACAGGACAAATTGCACGTGGAGTTTTTACAGATTGGACAACAGTTCCTTCGATAATAAAAACAAAAGTTTATGATGTATCATCTGCAACTTATTCTTGGGTTACTGAGAATATCGCAGATGGTGAAGTAACTAATATAAATCAAATTGATATTCCTATCACAAAGGGTGAAAAGGTTGAATTAAAGATTAGATCAATATCTGAAGCTGGTTGGCCATTAAATCCTTTAAAATCTGCGTGGTCAGATACAGTTATTATTGAATTTCCTTCAAATTTACAAGGTTCGAATCAGATAGTAAATATTTTAAGTGATGCTGCAGTTGAAGAAACAACAATTAAACTTGATGAAACATTATCTGCAGCTGGGATTCCTACTCACCTCGTAGATTCTGTTCCAAATCCAAATTCCGGAACAGGAACATATTTTAAACATCAATCAATTAATCTTGCATTTGATTTAAAAACAAAAGATACTGCTGGAATAATTAATACGGTTAATACTGTAGATTTACAAACACAAATAGAAAATTTATCACCTTATACTTATGTTACTATAATTGCAAATCCAAACTCAACACAAAAAACATCTTATCCACAAATAACAGGAACACTTCAACAATTTTTACAAGCAGTAGTTGATTCATCTGCAGCAATTTATGATAAATTTGTAACAAATATAATTTAATTAATAGAACAAAATGAGTTATTCAAAATTATTTAATAATACAGCTGTTTTAACATCTAAAAATCCTGAGGTATTTTTAACTTTAACGTGGAATACTTCGGGGCAATATTGGATAATTCCTGATATATCTACAGTAATTGATAGAAAAGTATTATATATAAATGGATTAGATGCAAATGATTATACTGGCACACCTTCATTAGGATATGCGTTAGAATTAAATTCAAGTAATAATGTTGCATCATTTCATATTTATACTCCAGTTAATTATAATTTTACAGAAAGATTATATTTTAAAATATATAATTCTGATACTTTATCTACTATAATTAATTATGAATTAATTAATATTAAAAATAGACCTTATATAGTTGAAAATAATATTATTAATACATTCACAAATGATAATATACTTATTGATGACGAAGCATCATATATGATATTAAGAACTAACCCTAAATATACAGGAAATATAGTTCTTTATGTAGATAGTAGTGAAAATATGTATCTAGATACATTTAAAATATCTGATGTTTTATCTAATAAAAAATATCGTAAACAACAAATTTCTGGAAATAGTGTTCTATCAAGTGATATTCGAAATACATTTTCATCTTTACCATTAGGAGAATTGTATCGTGTTGATAGTGATAATACTCTTTTAATTGATATCCCAAAAACATCAATAGAAGATCAATATATTACTACATATAACTATGGCGCAAAATTATTAAAAGATGAATTATATGCAGAAGATAATGGCATACTAGCTCCACTTTGGATTAATTCAAAATTACCTGATTATTTTGCAGCATTTAGATTATCAGGTGTTTATAATACAGAAACCTATGATGGTTCTAATCTTGATAATTTAGCATTTAAATATTTAGAGGAAAGTGATTTAATAAAAACCTGGAGTTTAAAGCCAGAAGCTCCTCTTGGTCAATATTTAGAAACACATACAGCAGATATTGTTAAAATTAAGTCTCCTTTATTTTTATCATTAACTGATCCAAGCGCAAATGAATCAGATCCAAATACATGGTATGGCATAGCAGTTGATAAAGGTGTTGTTACAGGAAGATCTGAAACTACACATTTCTTTAATCAAAAGGCGCAAAATTATACAGATCTTAATGCCTTTGTATCACAAGGATTTGAAAGAAATACATTATTAATTCCTAATTTAATAAATTTAGAATATATTTTTACTGATGAAGATGTAAGTCTTTATTCAATGAATCGTTATTTTGGACTTTATTTAACAGAAAATGTATTATATAAAATAGGTTATTATTTAAATTCTTCTTCTGGAACAATAGAAATAATTTCATTAGATGGTACAGATAGTAGTGTTTTTATGCATTCATTAATTTTTAATGCAAGCACAGGAAATGTTGCATCAGATTATATGAATAGAATATTTGTTTTGAATGATAATATTCAACTTCAAAGAATTACAAATGTTAATCAGATAAATGAAGCATCAATTAATGATTATGTAAATAAACCATATCAAAATATTTTTATTACAGAAGCTGAACAAATTAGTTATAATCCTTTTATGATTTTAACACTTAATAATACACTTGAACAAGGAGAACATTTAAGAATAATTAACAAAACTCAAAATAAAATTTGGGAAGTTTATAGCGTTGACGCTAGTAATTTTAATTGTAATAGATATTGTTCTATTTCTGAAGATCCTAGCGGATTATATCCTATAGTATATAGAACATATTTTGATATCACCGGAGATATTTCTTATCAAATACAAGAAATTGAGGCAGCATTTGATTTATTTAGTGATTTTGAAGGCACTCAGTTTAGAGCAGGCATACACGGAGATAATTGGGTATCATTGATTCTTAATGATGATGCATCTACTAATGAAGAATGGTTGTTTCAAAGAATTACTTCTTCTACACTATCTGATCCCAATGATTCTTCATCAGCATTTAATTCTATAGAAACTGCAGGATATATATCATTTTTTGGAAGATTTACACCAAATTCAAGTGACTTTGAAACTATTACATATGATTCATCTTATGGTCCAATTGATTTTGAATTATTCGGTGATCGCAATAGTATAATGATTAATTTTATTAATAATGAAACTAATTATTTATACACTATGGATTCATCAGATAATATAATTGATAAATTTGAAGACCCAACACTTTATCAAGGAAATAGTGGCTGGTATAAAAAAATTCTTGAGTTTGAAGTTTCTACAAATTTATATCAATACATAAAAGATCCTTTAAGTATTAAAGATAAAATTTTAATAATGACATCTGAAGAAATTCAATTAATTGAAAATCAGTTTAATGCATATAATCTTTATCCTATTAATATATCTTTAATGGGAATTAATTCTGTAAAAGATATTGATTATACAGTTTATGATATTTCATTAGGAGTTAAAAATAAATACAAATATAATAGAGAAGATGATGTTAGTTCATATAATATATTTATTGAGCATGATGCTTCATATTCTCTTAGTATAAAAGGATCGTATATAATTCAGTCAGGCACAGGAAATAAAATTCAATATGGTATTACATCATCATATACAACCAATTCATTAATAAATACATTTGATTCTAGTATTAAATTTTTAGCTGACACAGATACTATTGTTACTTATGCTGTATTAGATGGTTCTTATAATTATCAAGGATATAAAGATGGATCTGCTGGTAATGAAGAAAATATATGTGATTATTATGATTCAAGTGTATTATTAAAATATGGTTTAACCACTCCTCTTATTTCAAAATGGGTAGGTTTAGGTAATGATTGCAGAAATAATCCTATAAGATTAATTTTAGATAGTTCTATTTTAAATGTAAATACAAACTTTATACCAGATGATAATAATTTTACTCAAGAATTAACATACCCCTCATTTAAGTATTTAACTCCAGGAAATAGAGCTTGGGAAGATTATGTTTTTTATGATATAAATGATGTTATTTATGATGCTGACGCATCATTATATTTAACATTTAAAGAATCAATGTTCAGATATCCTTATGTTGATTATTTTTCAAAATTAGTATATTCTAATTATAATGTTGATGCGACTAAATCTCGATCATCAATAGTATATTATAATCAATATAAAGATACTATTGATGTAATTTTTATGGGATTAAATCTTTCTATAAAAGTAGAAAATCTTGCAAAAAATGTTTTGGATATTAAAAATTATGATAGATATAAATTCTCGTTTATTTCTACAACACAACGAAATAAAGATTCAAATCGTCCTATTGAATTTATTATTAATGAAAATATAAAAACCATATTAATGATATGGTATCAAGGAAATGATGAACTTAATTATAATGCAAGATATTCTACATTTTTACCCGGAAAAAGTTTAATGAATTACACAGGTGAAGGTTTTGTATCAACTTCTAATTCTTCTGATCATTATAGTTTTGTTAAAACACCATATTTTGTAAACAATTCTACAATTCAAAAAACTATTGAAAATTTTTACGGTACAGCTACTACATATAATAGTGCTACAGCAAATCCGTATGCGCAATTTAATAAAAATTTAGGTGAATTTAGTTCAACTTGGAATGCATTTAATACTAGTACTAATATAATAGCTACAAATATATTTTATATTCCTTCGGATGAAAATTATCAAACATTTTCACAATATATTGATTATATATATGCACGAAATGCTACTACTTATGGAGATTATGTATTAAATTATGGTTATAGATATCGTAGCAAAGTAAATTATTATGATAATAATACTACTAATTTAGCAACATTAAAATATTATCTTGCAACAGCTCATACATATATTATGTATTACATTATTAGAGAAAATGAAATTATTAATAGTTTAGATTTTGGAAGTGTTGTTAATCCAATGTCAATAACCATTAACGCTCCAAGAATATATGGTAGTATAAGTACATATAATGGATGGTTCAAACCTGATTTTAATAACATATTAGAATTTAAAACAAACGAAGAAAGTGATTTAATATCTATAGTCAATAAAGATTTTACACTTAGTAATACAAATTTAAGAACATATAACAATATTCCTCAGTTATGGTATAATAATGTCGTTTCAACTGTTTCTGCAGCAGATATTGCAGCAGGAAATGCAATTTCATATATTTCTAATTTTAATGTATTTAAAGCATTATGGGATGCAGATTATTATATAAAAGATAATGCATATGTAAATGGTTATTTATCTTCGCAAGAATTATCTTCATTTTTTGGTTCTAAATTACCTAAACTTTCTAATGAAATAACATTAGAAAAATGGGATTCTACTATGGTATCTTCACTTCAAGAGACGACTACTATAACATTATCATTTAATATAACTCGAGCTATATTATCATTATTTAAAACAAATTCAACATTTTTATCTAATTGGGCTAATTTTGGTGATTCAGATTCTACTATAGATGCTTATGTAAAAAATACTATTTTAACATATTACAATATTAGCCAACCAAAAATAAAAGTTAATTTTTATTATAAATCTCGTGATACATTATTATTACACTATACTAATGATGGAGGTTTTAAAAATGATGGTAAACAAAATTTTAATGGGCAATTAATATATCAGAATGATGAATACATATATAAAATAATAGTTTCAAAGGCTGGAAACTTCTCATACTTTATTTCATTTACATTAACAGAAAAATAATAATATATGAAATTTCAATATTCACCGGGTTTATTAGGTTATGGTCCTACAGGTTCAAATGGAACTGATGGGTTTCAGGGTATGTCATTATATTTTACGGATTATGATACAATTTTTAATAAAAGTACTATAGAAACGGCTATTGAAAATAATTATACTCTTTGGTCAAATGCATTGCCCAATACAACTTTACCGGCTGATAGAGTTTATATTACAGGAGATTTGTTTGTTAATTCAAGGGGTATAGTATATGAAATTGATGCATCAGCTAATACATTTAGTGAAACAGATGGTCAATTATCTAAATCTGATTATTTTACTACTAATTTAATAAGAACAGATGATGGAGTTGAACGTTGGTTTAATCTAGCTGATTTAAATCAAGTCGATGGATCAATTTATACTGCTATAGCTTTAACAAATGTAGATTTAGATACTTGGACAGATAATTCACCTGCTCCTCATTATTCAGCTGGTGCAACTGTTGCAAATCAATACGCTGAGTCTGCAAGTATACTTGCGCAAGCAGGAATTTTAGAAATTAGTTGTCAATTTTTAAAAAACTTTGGAAATAATGTTACTATAGCATTATATGATAATAGTGATGTATTATATCAAACTTTATGGACTATAAGCGCATCAGGAACATATACTACTAGTATTACAATTCCTATCGAAATAAATTTAAAGATTAAATATACATTTAATATTAATACTTATTATCAAATATATCGTCCTACTTTAATATCTTACGGAAGTTCTTTAATTGAAAATTATTATTTAATCGATAACACACAATTATCCTCAACATTTAATTATGCTAACATATCAATTTATGGTATAAATTTAAACAATTTTACAAGAATTGAATGTACAGATATAATTGATGGATCATTTAACGCGTTTACATTATATTCAACTGGAGAAAATTTAGATGTTGATGATCATCGTGCGCTAGCACTTGTTTATGAAAATAATTTAAATGTTTTTAAAATCGGTAACATTGATACAACAAATAATGTGCGAAACACATCATTAACATTTGATGTTTCTTTATTAAAACATAATAGACCATTTAGATTTAATAAAAATACCTCTTCTGATTCTGTTTTAACAAATTTAGAAAAAAATCCTGTATTATTATTTGATCCTAATTTTAATTCAGCACCAATTTCTTTTCAAAATTATGTAGCATCAGCAAATGACATTACAATAAATTGGAAATTATCAGATTTTTCTAATGATACATCTGTCATAGGAGATTTATATTTTTACAAAGAACCTTCTTT